CGTGCAGACGATACTACCGTCGGCCAGCGCCGCGCGAATGGCGTTATTTCCGAGTATCACGCTTGTACCTCCTGCAGCGTATATTGCCGACCGCCCATAAATCCCTGAACCCAATAACTAATCAACATCAACACATCCGTACCATCGTTAATCGTGCCCACAATGTACACACCATCGTGCCGAGTGATTGCACACTCATGGTTAAAACGGTTGGCTATAGCATTAACCGCTAATTTAGCCTCGTTATAGTCTTCTGTTACAAGTAACTGAAACACATCTCCTCCTTGCTTCTTCATACCTTCTGGTGCGTTTATTTTATCGCTCCTATTACTCGCAATGCCTCATCTTCTGACAATACGACGTGATACTTCACGCCGTGCCGCTCAAGCGCGGCCTGTTGTTCCTGTTCATTCGGTGTCAATTGGCGCTCACACGGCGGTTTGCTGCCGTCCTTAACTTCCATAATGTACGTCCGCCCGCGATAGACCACAAGCAAATCAAACCCCAGCGCAGGCGCAACTGCTGCATCGATCACGTGCGCGCCAACCTGGCGTAGCAGCTGCGCAATGGCGGCGTGGTTGGCGTCCTTACGGTTAGCGCGGCGTGCCATGGTGAATCTCCTTCACTATGCACTCATTTTGCTCTTGCTCCTGTTTCCATTTTTGGTCTCGGTAGGATCGCACGGACCTGGCTCGAACGGCCCGAGCAGATATTTTCCTAGCGCCAGGAAAAACACCATTTGGGTTGCGGACGACAGGTCGGCTTCGGGTTTGGTGTTGAATGTATTGCTCATTGTGTCTCCATTACCCGCCGCATCAACAGCGGCGGAACTGCATTGCCGATAATTTTGCACGCCAGTGCGTTACGCTCAGGCAGTTCGTACCAGTCCGGGAACGATTGAAACCGCGCCAGCGCACGCGGCGTCATTTTCACGACGCGGTATGGCACCAGGGCGCGAGCGCCATTGCTCGCGCCCTGTGTTGGGGATGGTTCATCACCAGAAACCACCGGACGATATGTGTCACCATCTCCTACCAACACCGCCCGCGTCGCGTGTCGGGCGCCCGTCTGGGCCTGAACAGCAAACGCAGGCGCGTGGTCTGTTACGCTCGTACAGGTTGTTCCATTGCTGTTGGATTGCCCGTCCAGTAACACACTCTCTCGCACATCCACAGGCAGGCGCGCCAGTTGCCACGGCGCGAACTCGCTATCTGGTAGTGTGTCTATGATGTCCTGTATTGCTTCATACCAGCCCACCCACGGCAACAGCCCGCCGAACATGTCAGCGCGCCCGCCCTGGCAATGCGTGACAGCAGGTCGTACCACGCGCCCGTCACGCCGCGCCGCCAGGATGAGACGCCGGCGCGTCTGTGGCACGCCGTAATCGGCAGTGTTCAGGTGCCACCACTGTACGTCATAGTGCAGCGCGTGCAATGCCTGCACAATCAGCGCAAACGACACGCTTTCACGATAGCCATAGACCTGCTCCAGGCTAAACACGGGCGGCTGTTGTTCCTGGATTGCGCGCACCGTGCTACGTGCCATTTCAATATCAAGTTCGGTTTCGGCGGCATCGTCTTTCGCAACGCTAAAATTTGGACACGGCGGGCTTGCGTGTAGCCAGTCTACAACAGGCAGCGTCCTATAATCCACATCCTGCACAGGCGCTACAATCATCTGTGTGTCAGGCAGGTTGCGTGTGTGCCATTCGGCGATGACAGCATCACATTCGACCGCCCACAGCGGCGTATAGCCAGCCTGAAGCGCGCCAATGTCGGTACCGCCGCCGCCGCTAAAGAGTGAGGCAAAAGTAGGTATCATGCCTCCTCTCCAAACATGTCCAGTTGCTTCGGCCTGTTCTGCTCTTCGGTGATGCGCTGCTGCGCAATGGCGAAATAGTCAGCGTCCATTTCGATACCAATGAACTGCCGCCCCGCTTGCAGTGCCGCAACGCCGGTTGTGCCACTACCCATAAAACAATCGAGTACCACTTGATCGGGCGCCGTGACCAATTTGACAAGCCACTCCATAAGCGCCAGGCTCTTCTGTGTCGGGTGCGTACTCCCGGCCCGCTCGGACGGCGGCGGCTTGGGCTGGTAACGGAAGCAGGGAAAGAAGCGGGCGGCGGTGCCTGTGTCGCCTAGTCCAAGCCCGTGGGGTGTGTGTTTTATTATGTTGCCACTGTTGCCCCACATTGCACCTTTGCGATACCCGCTGCCATCCCCGCCACTACTCACACTCACCCCACTCTGCTCACCCAACTCCCGCACCGGGCAACCCTCCACGCACGCGGTGTCTGTGCAGTCGGATGCGTGCGAGAAAACGACGTGCGGCGGGTAGCGGCCCTCAGGTTTTAACTCAAGCGTGTCTTGGTATCGCCCTGCTTGTCGATAGAAGTCATGGCCTGTTTGTTGCTTCTTGAGAACGCGCCACGCTTCATTGTGTGGCACCCGACACGCATCAATATTCAGCCCGCCTGTGCCGTGTGCTAACACGTTGCGCGCCACGTTGCGTTCTGATAGCGGCTTGCGGATCAGTATCCACTCCTCAGCGGCGGGCTTGAGTGCAGTTTTGTAGCCGTCCCATTGCGCGACTTCGGGCGTGGCGGGGGCGGTGATGGTATTGTCGCCTGCATACACGCCATAAACACTTCTTTCTTTACCTGCGGGTTGGCGCATCCCCACCACTTCCCGCGTCGCGCCCAATTCCGCGTCAATGGCCTTACTGATGTTAAGCCCTTTCGGGAACCCCGTAGAAAATATGTGTGTGATTTTGTCTTTTAATTCAAACCCGGCATCCTCCAGGGCGCACGCCGTCCAGTGCGAGGTGCGCGGCAATGCCCACACCAGGCCGTGCGCGCCGGGCTTCAGCACGCGGTACACTTCGCGCATAATCTCAGCGAGCCAGGCAACCCATTGCGCCCGCCCGCCCCGATCATCGTCCCATTCCATATTCATAAACGCGATACCCGACGGCGGGTCGGTCACTACCGCATGCACGCTTGCATCGGGCAATGTGCGCAGCACGTCAAGTGCATCACCGTGATAGAGTGTGATGTGATTGTCAGTGTGATAAGGGGTCATACCTCTGTCTCGTATCCGCTTGCAAAACAACCGCAACCGCCAAACTCACTCACATCAAATTCCGCCTGCACCTCCAGTATCGTCTCACGGAATTCGCGCAGGCTCATTGTTCGGTTTTTGTTATAACGATTACTGACAGACAAGATAGTGTGCGTCGTGCCAGTCTCCTGCTGAAAGCGTTGCTCTTCGGCTTCCCAGCGAGCATAGACATCTGGCAATGTGCGGTAGAGGTGCGCCCAGTGCGCCTGACCGGCCCACACGCACCCTCCGCCACAATTGTTGTGGGCAAAGCCCTGGGCATACAGGCGCGGTGGTTGTATACCGTGCTGCTGGCATATGTTTGCTATGTCGCACTTATCTACATACGGCGGCTCGCTGAGAGGAAACCAGCACGGAACAGGGGCCAGATTGCGCGAGAGCGCCTGCATACGGTGTTGTTCATCCCAGGTGTAGCCGAATACGCGGGTGTTTGCTACACCCGCGTATTCACAGGCAATGTATCTGTTGATGATCTGCGTTTTGAGGAGTAAACTGCACTTTGCCAGCCGTTTTCCGTTGATGATGCGCTTGATCATCCTGGTGTTGATCCACACATCAAACGGCGTCCGCCCGTCTGATAGGCGTTTGATCTTAATTCCGAATGCACGTTCCTGGTCATCGAGAAACCGATACAAATCGGCATCCTCGATCAATGTGTCGGCAAACAGAGCGACAGTTTGCTTTTTGCTGTATCGCTCTAGAGTTCGACGCAACGCCTCGAATGAGGCCAGGCCACCACTCACGTTCACAATGTAGATCATTATTTCTTTCCTTGCACCCGTTCGAGTTCGTCTGTAACCAGTCTCGCCAAAGCTGCCAGCATTGTTTCACCGGTAAGCGCAGCGAGTAAGCGGAGATTATGGTATGTCGACTTCCAAATCTTGATAGTTCGGTATTCCATAGTAGTAATTATACTACAATTACAACCAACACACAAGAGTAAAAATGTACCCATCATTCAATCCCCTCCACTTGCTGTCTTACATCCCATCTCACATGTCGAGACGGGTCTTGAAGCAGGTGCCAGCGCATAGGCATGTATGCGCTGGTAGGGTACACCGGAATTAAGTACACCTCCGGCAGATATGCATAAATACACGGCACAAATTTTCCGTAAAGCGGCGTCTTTGATATGCTGCATTGCGGCTCACTCCAAACAATCGCTGTTGGCAAATAGCCATAATCAAGCACATAGCAACGCAGGAAATATTCAAGATCATCCGGGATCGGTTCTCCATTCGGGAACGCAAATCCTGGAAAACTCATCTCAGCAGGCCATTCAAATTTCATTCCATCCCCTCCATTCGTTCCCGCAACCGCTCCACAGCACGCGGCAAGCTGTGCCACGGCGGCGCGTCATCGTCATCAATCGTCCAGTATGGTGCTGTAGGTACATCGATGCCGAGCGCGTCTGACAGGCGCTCCAGTTCGGCGTACAAGGCGCGGCGCTGGTCGGCCCGCGCTGCCAGTTCGGACTGGTCGGGGTAGTAGTGGCGTTGTGGAAGTTTGTGACGTGCCATTAGTAGCCCTCCAGAGATTGATAGCCACTGGTGCGCAGTTGCGCACGCTTGCGAGCACGGTTAGCCTCGCGAGCCTCAGTAGCCACCATTGCAGCAACAGCGCTTATCTGCTCTGTTATAATGCGGGCCTGCTGGTAGGCCAGTTCTGACTCGCGCAGTACCTGCAACCGCTGGGCCAGCGCCTTGCCGGTCTCCACCAGGGCGGCATTGTCGAGGGTTGCCGGGTCGATGTCGTGCTCTGGCTGCACCCCAACCATCAGCAGCAGGTCAAAGCGCAGGTCGTCATAGCGACCTTCGAGGCGCTCTCGATAGGCTGGTTCCGGTTTACCCAGTCCATTGTGCACCCACTGGCGCACGTCCGCGCCGTCCTGCAACATCTGGGCAGGGTCTGCCCACAGGGGCCGCCAGAGCTTCGCCTGCCCATGAAGGACGTCTAGCCAGTATGCCACACCGTTGCCTGCGTCGTCATTATCCAGGGCTACCAGAACGGTGCTTGCTCTGGCAATGGAGGCCACCCAGCGCAGTTTACGAGCACCTGTGGTGCCCACAGCAACGGGCGCTACAACGTCCCCTGCCGCCTGCTGCACTGCCAGTTTATCCAGCGGCCCCTCGACAAGTATCGCAGGGTTGTCAGGCTGCACATCGTCTATGCCATACGGACAATTGCTGCTACCCGCCACGGTGTGATATTTATGCTTGCCATTGTCGAGCCTGCGAATGACGACCTTCCACAAATCACCCTCGACATACCAGGGGATAACGATACCCCTGGGCAGCCACACCTTGTGCTCCCTGTCCAGGCTCAGTGCATCGGGCGCAAGATACCAGTCGCGCGGGTTGTAGCCCAGGCCAGAGGTGGCTATTGTATCAATCGATAGACCACGACCGCGCAGGTAGGCCCGCGCCTCGTCTGTCCATTCCCCCTGGCACCAGGCTACAAAACCCGCCATACGTCGCTGCCATTCCTCTGGCGGTGCCTGCACAGGCTCCGGCGGGCTCACGGCTTGCTGTGCAGGCTCTTGAGCCGCGTCACCCTCAATACCCAACGTACGCAGCGCCTCGCCAAACGTGCAGCCATCGCGCTGCCGGACAAACGCAATGGCGTCGCCGCCCGTCTCGCATCCCCGGCACCACCAGCCGCGCCGATGGGCGCTCGTGTCTTCAGGCCAGACACGGAAACGGTCACGACCTCCACAGAACGGGCATGCGCCCTGATACTCGCTGCCGGTGACCTTGCGTAATTCGGTGCTGCTGCCGATGAGGCGTAGCAGGTCTATGTGTGTTGTGTCGATCATTGGTCTTGCCCTCGTGCTCGTTTGCGGATAGCTGCAATGGCATCGTTGGTCATCTGACACAACTT